TACCTCTAAGGTCCCGACCCTAGATGCGTTAGAGGCAAGGTCTACCTCTAAGGTCCCGACCCTAGAGGCGTTCGAGGTGAGATCCACCTCCAATGTGCCAACCCTAGAGGCATTAGAGGCTAGGTTGGTCTCTAGTGTCCCGACCCTAGAGGCGTTCGAGGTGAGATCCACCTCCAGGACCCCCACCCGGGTTGCATTGGAGGTGAGGTCAGTTTCCAAAACTTGGATCCGAGAAACATTGCTATCGAAGTTTGACAGGAGTGCGACCCCCGTGAGGGTGGTACCATCTCCGTAGTATGCGGTGGCCTCAACATTCCCGGTGACGACGAGAATATTTGACCCCACATCATCTACATAGAGGTTTGACCCCACATCTAAGGTGTGTATGGGGGAGGTATTGACGATACCGACATTGGCTTCGGTGTAGAGTCTACCGTACACGTGGACATTGACATCTTCGGAGGTGAGGGGGATGAGGGTTTTCCCATTGGCACTACTTTGGGTATAGGCGAGGATGATTTCATCGGTGGATTCTACAAACCCGATGGTGACATTTGATTCTGGTCGGGTTAGGACGAGACCCAGGTCCAGTGTTGTGTCAATCAAAGTATTGTCCTTCCCCAACTCTATGATTCCATCTCGAACCTTGAAGTTTTCACTATGGAACGAGGTCACCACCCCCTCTACGAGGACATTACCATCTACGACGAGGTCTTGGGTGATGTGGGTATTCCCAGAGACGACGAGGACATTTGACCCCACATCGTCCACGTAAAGGTTTGACCCCACATCTAAGGTGTGTATGGGTGATCCATTTGCTACACCAACATTTGATAGGGTGGTCACACTCGTTTCCGGGTTATTAAAAGATACGACGTTGGCGGTCACATTACCATTCAGTGTGGCATTTTGGAGAGAAAAATCAAAAATATCTTCAGCTACGGCACCCGAATCTGTGATTTCTTTGGTCACTTGATTAAATGTCAAAACTGTGATATTTCTATCTGTGACATCCTCCCTTAACCGCATGGGTGTCATATAGATGGCATTTGAGGTGTTTGCTTCTAGGAACTCGTCACTGGCATTAAAGACTATGGTATTATCTGCCTGTTCCTGTCTACAATTTTTACCGAAGCGGATTCTCGTAGACCTCTCCACTGTCGGTAAGTTCTTTACCATTTATATAACACTTGATTTTATTTACACGAATAATTAGTTTGCATACAAGAGACCGGCCATACCATTTTGTATACGTAGTATGTTATAGTTGACTGCGTATATGGGATCCATTATGTCTAGGGATTCGCTCATAATCTTGGCTGAGTTGAGGCGGCTAAAATTGAGAGTTCCCGTGGGCTGATAGGAGCTGGTCATGAGGCAGAAGCAATACAGGAAAAAGTCGGGTGAGGTTACAAAGTTGGTGTGATAGTAGTTCATGACGTCGATAAAGTGTGGCTGACTCCACCTATAGTTACCAACATCTAGACCGTTTATGGTGAGTTTAATTCTATTCGATGGTGAAGTTAGGGAGCTTACAACGGATGTATTTGATGATGCGAGATACTTCACCGGGTGATTGAATGTGAGTTCTTGGATTCTGTTTTGGGACGGAATATTCTTTTGAACTTGGGTGATGAGGATATCGTGGGTCTTTGTGGAAATTTGCGCACGTTCTTGATTATCCAGGTAATAATAGTTTGCAAAGCATTCTATGTTATAGGCGGACGCGTTTGGTCCCCAGTAGATGCGCAATTCTACGTTGTGATAGTTGAGGGCCACAAGGGGAATGGCGCACTGCGCACTCTCACAGAAGAAGAAGCGGAGGGGGTAAAAGTAGGAGGAAGAGCTCGTACCGGGGTGTGATCCCATGGCACTCTTAGAGACGTTTTGGGCGAATGTATCTATGGCAATTTTCTCACTGAAAATAGAATCTTGGGAATCTACGACAGATCCACCTATGAGGAGTTCAACCTTATCTACTAGGGTTCTCCAGTCGTCGATAGATTGGGCTTGACTTGAATCGTCTGCGGCGAAGTACACGTATCCGAGGAGATCCCCAGACCGTTCAAAATTTACACTGGACATTGAATTACTTTTCACTGCTCCAAGAATTGTTTGTTTTTCGATGGACTGTGAAAAGTTAGCATGTCTTTTGAATTGTGAACTAAAGAAGGATATTTCGGGGTTACCCATGATATATTCATCCTGGGCACCTATAGCAATCAATTGAACAACACCAGCGGACATGGTATACTACTCTATGGGAAGAAAATTACAGGTTGGGTTTCCTACACACAAAACGGAGGACTAAATAGTTATCTTCGATTGGATTTGGTGGTTCAATGAGAACACCATCTTGATTCCGGATATTAATTGTTAAACGACTGATGGTTCGAATTGGATTTATATACTGTGTGGCGATTGGGTAATCATCTCTGAAGCTGATGAGTCCACTGTCATCCGCCGTGACAATGCTAGCGAATGAGTTTCGCACCACACTCATAGTGGCTTGACCTGTGAGAACGTTTGAGGCTCGATCCGAGAAAATAGAGTCCAATTCTTCAATCGAAACATAGCAGTGACCTGTTCCATTGACAGGTGCAATTGTATTAATTCTCGCAGCCAAAAGTCTGGCCTGAACAACATTGTGGAGGGGTTGGTTCAAAAAACACGTAAAAGTGTTCGCCGCAGTTTGACCAATTGTATCAACTGTAATGGTATGATATTCGTAGTTGAGGTCGGGAATCATTTCAGTTGGCGACGTGATGAGAGCCATTTATAGTTAGCTTAGATTAAAGATCCACCGATTCCATCCTCGATCGCATACCCAGCATGTTCACCAACAAGTTTTTGGGCACCACAGAGTCCACCGGGTGTGAGGCTCTTGGTGTAGGGGCTGTCTTCCTTACCCGACCCTGGGACACAATCCATGCGATTTTCAAGATCGAAGAGGGACTTATCGTTCACAACCTTGATTGTGATTGGTTTGGGCTGATAACGACTTTTGCTCATGAGACCAAAAATTACGACGACATAAAATAAAATCACAATGGTGATGAGGAACTTTCGGTCAGTTTTATTGAACTGGAACATTTATAATGTATCAACATTTTTTATAAACTGCGTTAAAGGTAATTTTTTTAGTTTCTACATAAAGAGTAGATGGATGAAGAAATAATCATCGACCGCGGACAACCCAATATTATGAAATTGGATGCTGATGAACAGGCCCTGATGGATGAGATTGAAATTTCCGCCCCCCGTCCCCAGCCTGTACCTAGACCTGCTCCCTATAGACCCCAACGACCTGTGCACCAAGAACAGGAGACGATGGACGCCTTTGTAAACCCCAATAAGCAAACGGCCCCACGGCAACCTATGCAGGAGGAGGAGATTGATTACGGTGAGAATTTTTATGACGACGACGAGCCCCAAATGGGGGAGGGTCCCCAGGAAGATCAACCTTCTAAGGGGTACACCTCCGTGGACGAAGAGAAGTCTGATCTTATCAACAAGTTGGCACGCCTCGAGAAGAAGGGGTTCTCCGTGAACAAGCGCCTGAATGCCTATTCCAGTGTGGAAGAGTTGAGGGCTGAGGTTAAGAGGATCACTTACAGCATTGATGTGGAGCAATCCATTCGTTTCTCTAGACGAATGCTGGTGGCGTGTGTGACTGGCCTCGAGTTCCTCAACAAGAGGTACAACCCCTTCGAGATTCAATTGGAGGGGTGGTCTGAGTCCGTGATGGAGAATGTTGACGACTATGATGGTGTATTTGAGGAACTCTACGTCAAGTATCGCTCAAAGGTCAGCGTAGCCCCAGAGGTTAAGCTCATCATGATGTTGGGTGGTTCGGCGATGATGTTCCATCTGACCAACTCTATGTTCAAGTCGGTGATGCCCAACATGAATGATGTGATGAAGCAGAATCCAGACCTAGTCAAGAATATGATGAGTGCTGTACAGAACACGACACGAAACCCTGGGGGTCCAGCGACAGAGGCCCCAGTTGGCGGGACTGGGCAGTATGAAATGCAGGGCCCAGGTCTAGACATTTCCAGTTTGATGGGTGGTATCATGATGCCACCCCCACCTCCGATGAACACCACACCACCCACGATCCAAGAAGAGGAGGACGTCTCCGATATCATGTCAATCTCCGGTGAATCCACTGGCGGTGAAATTAAGGAAGTCAACGTCGAGGGTTCCAAGCCAAAGAGGACTAGACGAAAAAAGAAGACTGAAATTAATCTCTAAATACTATATAAATGATAGCGTACTGTCCGCTGGAGGAACTTGAACCTCCCGTCCGACAACAACCGAAAGTTGTCGAAGAACCAGAGGAGGTCCCCCCTCCAGTTGGTTACGAAGAAACTGAAATGAATTACGTCATCATGGGCTTCATTGTCGGCGTGATTGTTCTCGCCGTCTCTGATTCCATCAGGGCATAAATGTAATAAATCTACCGAGGGGTTTTCCCCTAAAGTAAATTTAGTAATTGAATGTTGCGTGTGTAAAGGTACCACTCTTTATGCTTGTTAGTTTACCACCGGTCGATGATATGAGTTCGACAAAGATGTCAAATTTATATTTCCGCGGGGTCCCCAAATTGGTCAAAAAGAGGGGTTGAATTGTGATTGAATTTTCAGTGGTAGTTACTGAAGAACTCCACGGGTAGGCGGTTCCCACGTTTCCAAAAATATTTTTGGTACCGATTGTTATAACCGAACCTGGTGTTGTCTCGTCACTCGTACCACCATTTATTTCAAGAATTAGGGTGCTCATGTTGTCCTTGTCTTCATCATATTCTCTCAAAGAAGCTACAATTTTCGCATAGAATGCACCATTTCCAAAGTTTAGAGTCTTCGTATTATTCCCGCTTGGAGAACTCTGCACTATTACATTTGAGTACCTCTTACAAGCCACCTGCTTAGAGTTAGTGATCATACCACCACCAACATGGAGATCTGTTTGTGCGAGTGACCCCTCTAGACCGATAGCGACCTGTTCACCAAGATCGATAATTCCCTTGATAACGAGATCCCCAGAGACCTCTACACTACTTTCTAGGAACAACTCACCAGAATGTGGGGTAACGTACACATTACCCGATACATCGCCATGTATGTCCGATGTCCCCGCGGTCGTCTTGAGTTGAATGACGGCGTTACTGGTGGAGTGTTCAACTCGGGCCGTACCATCGTAGACGTGGAACTTTTCGGTTGGTGCCGAAGTCCCTACACCCACGTTACTGGTGTGTATGACGTGGAGGCCATCACTTTCTGCGCCATTGTTTACACCACCCAAGACTGTGCCATGTATACTTCCAGAACTGAACCCCCTTAGGTACCCACCATAGTTGGTGTTTGTATTGAGCAGGATACCAGTCTTTGTATTGGTCCCAGGGCTCTCAAGTTTAAGGACATCGATATCTGTCGTGACCCCCGAGTATATGTGTACATTTGTGGAGGGTGAGCTTGTACCGAAACCTATGAGACCCTCGTGTGTGAAGCGTAAAAACTCTGCCGCGCTCCCACCGGTTCTGTTACGGAATGTCAGGTCGGTATCTTCTACTGTCTCTATGATACCGCGGGATGGTGTTGTACTCGTGGAGAATATATCCATCGAACCTGTGATGATTTTCTGATCCTGGGGAAACTCGAAACCACCGTTGATGAAGAGCTTTGAGTTTCCACCTGGGTCGGTGGAGGTACCTATGAGCACCCGATCTTCATTGATGGTCAAAAGGCTGGACACACCCGTGCCATTCGTAATGGCTTCTTCAACTTGAGACTGACTTAAACCAGCTGAATCATATGTCTGGAATTCATGGAGTGGAGCGATACTTCTAATTCTATCTGGACCACCAGCACCCGTAGTTTCATTACCTTTGAAAATTACAAGTTCAGATTTACCATCGATATTATATTGTCTCTCCCGAATAAATGTATTTGAAAATTGATCTGTATCGACACCACCAAATGTAAGTTGATGTCCCAAAACGACATTTCCATCTACTTCAAGTTTACCACGGGGTACATCTGTACCTATCCCAATGTTACGTGTACTTCCATCTATGTACAGACCCACATTTGTGGAATCTGAAACCTCATCTTCATTCCTCGTAATCCTAAAATCGCGTACCCCCGTTACACCGACGGACCACCCTCGGGGATTACTATCCTGATCTGATTGAATGAAGGATGTGAAGGAGTTGCCCGTTATAAGGTCGGTTTGTGCGGCTATAATCGCATCACCGTACCCAGTTCCATGTTGGTTATGAACAAGTATACCATTTTCCCTCGCATTTCCAATGCCCGTCCCTACAACTTCAAGATGTGCATCAGGGGTGGTTGAACCTATACCCACCCGCCCATCACTTCGGAGGGTGAGGATGTCCTTTTCATCTGTGTAACTTTCATCTGTGAGGTAGATGTCTAATTTTGTTTTGGATTTTAATGAAGTGTCATCGAACTTCCCAATCTTGAAAGTTGCCCTCACACCATCATAGGTTCCACCCACCCCCTCTCTCGACAGGTGCATCACGTTTCCGAGATCCGTGGCACCCTGGATGGGTGAGGTATTCGTTACAACTAGGGGTGTCCCAAGGTGGCTGTACCCATTTGAATTGGTGACAGGATTATTAAAAAACACTGTACCACCCGAGGTGTGAAGGAGACCTTGGGGGGTGGCCGTCCCCACCCCAACATTACTGGATTCTAGAATTGTCAATTTTGGTGGACCCATTGTGGATGTCGTGCTCGCATAGAAATTCAGACCCTTCCCGGCACCAACGACGTTTTCTATTTTCGTTTCCTGAAATGTGAGATCTGAATACGACTTCAGGTAGGTTTGATCATTTCCTAATATGGCTGCGTTACTTCCATTAATTTTGAGATTCCCCCCAATGGTGAGAGCCTCAGAGGGTGCCGCGTTTGAGATACCCATCTTACCATCTGCTACGATACGCACCCGTTCGGTATTTTTCGTTTTGAAGGATATATTTTGGTGTTCGGGTGTTAATTTAGCACCCGAAATATCTATGGAGGATATATTCGAGGCTAGGGGGCCCGCGCGGATAGAGGCAATATTTGAGTTTGTATCTTCACCATCAAAATCGGCGTGAATGATGATATTTTCAGAAGCTGTTATACCGGTCGCACCCTCCATGAAGGACAGGTCCGTAACCTGAATTGACTGGGTGATGAGACGACCAGTGACCAGGTTACCCTCTAGGGTCATGGTATTGGCACTTG